TCTGGACAAGGTAATCGATTACCAAATTCATTAACCATCTCTTCATACATTTTTTTAATATCGTCTTCTGTCATAATGCTAAATATATAATGATTCATTTCTACTGTTTTAATAAAATAAAAACCATATTAATCTCTGATTTACCGGTAGAAAAGGTAAGAGAAAAATATGGTTACCAATACGAGATAATAAACTCCATTAAAGATAAATCTGTCTTAGACATTATTAAAGTTAGAACATTAAGGCAATTTAATGATTATAGTTTTATTGAATATGTGGAAAAGGTTAAAAAGAAAAGAAGACCTGTTACTGAAGAGACTAAATTAAAAATGAGTCAAGCAAAGCTGGGTAAGAGGAGAGATGAGGAAACTAAAAAAAGAATATCTAATACGATGAAGGGTAAGTCTAATTTTGAGGGTAAGAGACATAGCTGGGAGTCCAAAGAAAAGATTGGTGAGAAGTTAATGGGTAATCATAATGTTAGAGATACTTACTGGATTCATAATCCTAGAACAGATAATGAAAAGAGAGTAAAGGAAAGGCATAATCTTGCTCGCGATTATCAATTAGGTAGAGATTATTATTCAACAGAGTCTATGATATTATCTACTAAACAAAGAAGGATTAACTCCTTGTAATTGCAAGTATCCTTTCAATTTGTTTTTCAATAATAGGCGCACGATTAGGCCATTTAATGGTATCTTTTTCAGGATTCTTCATTAGATTAACTAATAGTGGTATGATTAATCCTTCTACTGCTTTTAGTTTAGCTCTTACATCTTTCTCTATTAATGCTTTATACTCATCTGTATCTAGTGGGGTACTTGCATTCTCTATTCTTTCTAATATAGATAATGCCTCTCCCATATTAACTTCTAGATTACGAATTCTCTCTACAATAGGCTCTGATATCTCCTGACTAGTTACTGTTGGTGCAGGTACATGTACTATGCCTGGTTCATCAATCGCCGAGAAGCCAAAATCCGACTCTGTATCTAGATATTCTTTAGGTATTGCCATTTAGTTCCTTACTTTGATATACGACTAAAATTTTGTATCTTTTCGAATTTAATTACATTACTAAACTTATCAAATAAAGCATCTCTATGACTTATCACACAAACATTACTATCATCACCTAATGTATTTAGGAGATTCATAACGAAGTCTGTACCATTAACATCCAGGCTGCTATCAAATATTTCATCCATAAGGAGTAAATTAGTATTAGCCGTATTCTTCATTTTAGCTATAGTTCTAAATGCCAGTAGGATAGAGATATCAATCCTGGCTTTCTCTCCCTCACTAAACGATGCATAGCTAAATGTATCACGATGCCTAGATTTAATTACCTCAGTAAAGGTCTCGTCTAGTTCAAAGTGAACGAACATTTCCTGCACCTGCAGGAACTTATTAACTAGCTTATTAATGACCGGGAGATATTGCTTTATAATCTTAGTCTTAATACCGGTATCTTTTAATAGCAGGCCGGAATATCTAAGTAATGCCTTTCTTCTATTAGCACAGAACGTTCTTCAGATAGTGCTACTACTTCTTTAGCAAGTACTCTGATCTTAGTCTTTTCCTCATCTATATTAGCAGTATTAATGCTGGTACTTTGAATTTCTTTTTCCAGCTTCTTAATATAATTCTGCTCGGCAATTATTTTAGAATTATTATCTATTATAACTTCATTTGCATCAGCTATAGTTTCTTTAATAATTTTAACTTCTACCAGTCTATTCCTTACCTCGATAAGCTGATTATTTAAATCATTTAGTGCTATCTTAACTTCCTGTAGTTTAGTAGTATGGCAAGAGATAGTATCCATTTTAAAGGTACCGTCTAATACCTGGCTACATGTAGGACAGGTATCATTATCATGATAAAATTTAATATCGAATATTATTTTCTTTTTTCTATCTTCTAGTTTATCTATTAGAGACAGTAAAGACTTTTCTTTAGCTTCTTTATCTTTGCTATCTATAATAGTCTCTTTTAAATTATTAACTATTGAGGTACTAGAGGTAACATTACTAGTTAGCTTAATAATCTCCTCACCAGCAGTCTCAATTAATGTTTCAGTTTCTTTTGCTCTAGCTTCTTTATCCTGCTCCAGGGTCTCAATATACCCTTGCTGGAGTTTAACCTTACTCTTACCTAATTCAATTTTAGCTTCTATATAACTAAGCTTTATCTTTAGTCCAGATACTTTTTCTCTCAGCGCTTCATTCATTACTGAAAAGATTTTAATATCTAGTAAGTCCTCAATTACCTCTCTCCTATGGGCAGTAGGTAGCTGCATGAAGGGAGTAAAAGAAGCCGAACCAAGTATAACAATCTGAGTAAACGATTTATAATTTAACTTTAGTACATGGTCTTCCAAATACTTTTGATAGTCTCTGGAGGCAGCATCTTGATTGACTAGCTCCCCATTAAGATGTATCTCAAATATATTAGGCTTCACCCCTCTAACAATTTTATATTCTTTACTGCCAACAGAGAACTCTACCTCCACCACCATATTCTTACCGTTAATACTATTACATAGCTGGGGCTTATTTACATTTCTAAATGCTTTATTAAACAGGGCATAGCATAGAGCATCGAGTATAGTAGACTTACCAGACCCATTTTCACCTATAATTAAAGTAGTAGGCGATTCATTAAGTTGTACCTCGGTAAATTGCGCCCCAGTAGATAGGAAATTACACCAACGAATAACTTTAAATTTTAAAGCCATTTATTCCGCTTCCCAGTTCTGGGCTTCAACATAAAGAGTTTTCATTATTGTTTTAATCTTATCCTTATTAGCCTCGGTCTCAATACCATCTACATATTGAGACAATAGGGTCATAGTATCTTCTAAATCAATATCATTATCATCAGGAGTAGTAGTTTCAAACTCAGATAGATCCTCAATGATTTTTAATTCAAGAGGATTAGATTTATAGATCTTCTCAACAAACTGATCGAATGCATAGTAATCAGTCTTATTTACAACTATTAACTTAAGATGCTTATTCTCAAAGTCAGCACTATTATATACTACCTCTTTAGTATCGTCATAATATAATTTCGTAAACATTGTATACGGATTTTGAATGAACTCCATCTCTCTTGTGTTCGTGTCGAGTATATGAAACCCTCTAGCATCCTCGAAGTCTGCCCAGGTATGCTCCATAGGAGTGCCAACATACTGAATACTACCAATACGACTGCGGTGGTGATAGTGCCCACTAAGAACAAGATTATACTTTTTAAATATTTTAGGAGATATTCCATCATGGCTATCAATACCTTTATACGTTTGAAACCCTGCTATCTCAAAATGACCCATGCAGTATTGATTATTAGAATTGCTAATAAAATTATAACAAGCTTCTTCATTCTCCTTGCATATCCAAGGTATAACATCAAAGGTTAAACTTCCAACTTTAACTTCTGTTGGCTTATCATGCAAGATAATATTATTATAGTCTTTAAGTAAGAGGTCAGGCGAGTTAACGCTCAACGACTCTCGCCAAAAGATATCATGATTACCAACTAATACATGCAGAATAATACCCAGGGATTGAATTACGTCAAAGAAGTAATCCCTACATTCCGATAGAGTATAAAAATTAACATACTTACGGCGATCGAATAGATCACCCAGCTGGTATATCTCTTTTATATTATTATCTTTAAGATAGGGAAAAAAGACCTCAGTATAGAATTTTCTATAGAAGTCTGTAAAATGCTTTGAATCGGATCGGACTCCAAAATGGGTATCTCCGAGTATTGCTACTTTAGTCATTAAATTCGTTATCTTCTCTATGTCCTACTCTCATTGCCATATTACTATCTGTCTCTCTAACTTCTACTCTACTGCACCAGATACGATCTTTTTCACCATACCCGGGAAGGAATATAGTATTAACATATTCGTATAAGAAGTCTGCAATCCCTTCACATCCAGTCTTTTCAACCTCGGTAATCTTCGCTAGCCGATTACGTCCAAGATTAAGTAGATGCTCTCGCATTGGATCATCTTGAGCTACCAATAGAGTATGATCGAACCAATCCTCCAATAGACCCTTTAAAGGCTTTAGCCCTCCAAAGTCCATTACCCAGTTTCTTACATCAAATGTATCAGATTCAAACTCAAAGTGAAACGATAAAGCATATCCATGAACCATATTACAATGACTGTCTGCACGCCATTGCCTATAAGCTACGGGTCCTAGCTGCTTATACGTTTTAGTTGATATATATTTTGCCATTTTATTTCCTATGTTAATTAG